CCTATGTATTCATAAATACCCGCTGCAGTAATTGTATCATCTTCTTCAGTATTATCTGCTGTACCTGAGATAACCCCCGCTACAATACCATTAGCTGTTATTGCATCATCTGCTTCAGTATTATCTGAAGTACCTGTTACTAATATAGCTCCTGTTGTAGTTGATGTGTCATCTTCTTCTGTTTCAACAAGTGTACCTGTAATAACAGAAGATTCCTTAATCTCAATGGCTATACCGGAAGTTCCATCCATTGCATCAGAAGAAGTTGAATCTACAGTAGTATCATTATCATCACGATAAATAGTGTGTTGATAAGCATAGTAACCACCAGTTAAATCTGCTTCTGTGTCTGTTTGTTCTGTAAATCCTGTTCCTGCAGTTTGTGTTGCAGCTGTTATTTCACCCTCACGCATAAATGCGCCGTGTGTTGCATTGTTTACATTACCAAATGCAGCTAATGTAACTGTGCAGGTAGTAGTAGTACTTAAAGCAATAGCACTTTGAACAACTGCTGCTGAACCATTAGTTCCACCAGTATCAACATTACCTTTTTCACATAATGACCATTGGACAGCTTCTTGAGTATCTGATCCAAAATCAACGGTAAGTACCCCAGTAGTAGGAGTTCCCATAGCGCGAAACATTGTTTGTCTAGCCCAAGCTGGACCATCATTACCTGTACCAGCTGTTGTATTAATAGAAACCCAGGTAACACCACAACCTGAGACAGTAGGAGAACTATTAGCGCTAGCTGAAGCTGAGCTAGAAGCTACATCTAGTATTAATAATTTATCTGTACTAGGAGATATTGATGCTGTGGCATATGATGTACCATTAGACTCATCAGTTCCTTCAGTTAAATGTGTATGCGTTACCGCCATTGTTTAATCCTCAATAGTGGCAATTAATAAATTAAGCTCAGTCCTCAATCCTGCTGTTTGACCAGTAGTTAACGTTGCTAAAACCATTCTACCATTTACATCAAAACTACGTTCTGATAATAATCCACCTGTATTAGGGAAGTTAGCTATAATCCAATCTCGTGTTGCCTCAGCTGTTGCTGTCATAGCTACAAAATCTGTACCTAGCGTAAGTGTTTGATCCTCTAATTGATCTTTTGCATATTGTGCAATACCAACTTTAGCAGATGCAGCATTCCAAATATCTAACGCGTCTGCAATTTTAGTATTAAAATCCATAATAACTTTACGAGGTATATCCCCGGCTAAAGTAGTATTTACAATATCAATTGCGTCTTGTTTTAAATTGCGTGCCTGTCTTTGGGTATCACTAAAAGACTTATATAGGGTATCTTTAGTTTTTCCACTTGGAAATGCCATCTGTTATACTCCTATAATTATGCGTTACCCGCTGTTAAATCAAACTGAGTAACAGATACATTAACACCACTGTTAATTGATACACTGTTTAAGTTTAAATCTGATCCTGAAGTACCTACATCACCGTCCATAACGTGGCCAGCGACATCATCAACAACACGAAACCATGTTGCTGTGCCTGTTGCGTTAGCGGAAGTATCATCGGAAATTGCGTTTGCGCTCATTGCGCCAGCTGCGGATGCAGGAAAGGAAGTTACACTGAATGTTAATTCAGCCAGTAACGTAGTTGCAGTTCCACCTGTAGCAGGTCGAGAACCGTCGTATATTCTTAAAAATCCACCACCCGTACCAGCGTCTACTAGTGCTGTAATTTCATCTAATCTATTATTTCTTAAAGAAACATCATATCCTAATGCCATTTGTTATACCTCATATTTTTCTATTATTAAATTAAATTTAGCATGTGCCGCTTTTGCTGCATCTGCCCGTATTTCTTTAGCATGTCTACCATCAACTAAAACTTTACCAGTGTAAGTTGCTTTAACTTTACCTTGAACATCTATAAGTTTTCCAACCCACTGACCTGTAATAGGATTTGTTATAATTTCTGGGTAAACTCTATGTGTTTTTAAGTTTGCTATCATTATCGTGTAACTCCTTCTGTTATTGATACGACTCCTTCCATAAGTCGGTTTACATCATCTGGATCAGATTGATTGTATAGTTCTAAATCAAAAACGCCCGATGTTATTGTTAGAGCATCTGTTAAAGTTGCTCCCAGTATTAGATCAATTCTGCCTGTTTCAGCAGCTGGCTCTAATTGTATTCTTCCATTAGTTGTTGTTAGTTCTATCTCGAACCCTACATCATCTATGTTTTCTCTAATATGCATCCTAGCGGATAGTCCAGCTAGGGATATGGCTACTTTACTCTTGTCTCTCCAAATGAAAGTCTTAAAGTATCTAGCACCTTTCTCGATTGTTAAATTTATTCTAGCTGCTGCCATTATATTATCTCACTAGTAATATGCAAGTTAAAGCTGTTGTTCCATCCCCTGCAGTTACATTTGGTCTAAAATATTTTACTACATCTCTAACTGTTACCATACCTGCTGAAGTGAGTGTAATGGCTGCATTACTTGGATCTTGTAATATAGTCCAAGCACTACCATCTAAGCTACCCTCTAAATTTACACTTCCACCTGCACCAAATGTACCAGCTATCTGTACTGTAGAAAATCTATTTTCTAAATTATTAAGTATTTCCCCTGTATCTCCATTTAATAATGGAGTCCAGGTAACTATCATATCTCTTTTACTTTGTTTTTGTATACTTGCTGTAACTACTGCCATTATTAGCTCCCTATTGTATCTACGTTATATGAGTGTGTGTACATAGCATATCTTAATGCATCAGCCATGTGACTATATTTATTATGTCTAGGACGTTCATTAAGTAAACCTTCTTTATCATCCCATTGGTAATTATCTAAACACTCAATCAAATGGACACAAGATCTATCTACAAATAATCTATCATGTTCTATTATACTACTGCAGTAACCAATACCATCAAGTACCGCTTTCTTCGCATTAATTGTAGTAATATCATAATCGTAAGCAAAATCAAACCTAGTTTGTTGTGCCGCTGAATCTATGTATATAAAGTCTAAATCCCACTTATCTATAAGCTCTTGTAGCGCTTCAGCGTATTTAGATGTTGAATCTTCATTCTTTAAGTATTCTGCTACAGCATAGTAATCATGACCATCTGTTGCAAGTACTACAATCGCTGTTGGATCTCTGAAACCCATATCCATTCCAGCTATTACATCTAGTATCTCTAACTTATCTAGATCTACGATTTCTTAGCATCTTCTATATCTTGAGGATTAGCTCTTGGGTTATCATAACATGTGCTATGAATAGAACACCAAGGAGGAAAATCATCACTAAAGCCACGCATGTAGAACTCGTAAAACCAGTTCTTTCCGCGGGGAGTTGATATGAATAGTGCTTTTGCATTGGGTTTATCTAGTGTAGGTCTTAGTTGAATATTGAAGGCTTCTGCGCCTTTATCGTTTAGAGCTGATTCGTCAAATATGATAAGATCGTAGCTACGTCCTACAACACTATCTACTTGTCCAATTGAACCCATTCTAATAGTGGATCCGTTTGTTAATTCTATAATTTTATCTTTAGCGTTACTACGTTCTAACTCTACATCAAATGTATTAAGTAACTTGCGTTGCAAGTCCCAGCTTATTGATGATAGTGAGTAGTTTGGGGCTATAACTAAAATATTGCTACCAGGTACTAAAGTAACTAAATGTCCAATTATATTAGATATAAATGACTTTCCTGTACGTCTAGCTAGTACACCAACTACGAATCTGTATAGAGGATTCTGAATAGCGTTAATAACCGCTATCTGCGGTGGAACTGGCTCGATGTCTATCAGATTTAGATAGTTTTCTATTGGTAGTTTAATAAAGCGTTCTTCTACGCTATATTCAGTGAGCTCCGTGCTCGAAATTCCTTCCCTGCTTATTTCCATGTTTAACCTTTTTTATCATTTGTAGCTAACTGATCTAATAAGTTATTGTAGTTCTGACCCATTTCGTTACTAAAGTTTTGTTGTAAATTGTTTGTTTGGTTTTTAATAACTGTAGTTTCTTTATCGGCTACTTGAATTGCTTTTATTTCGTCCATACGCATTTTATGTGCAAGGGCAAGTAAATCTGCTATATCTTTTGTAGAGGACATTTCCGCTTCTTCTAACTCTTCCATCTTTTTCTCGATTATGCTAGTCATTGCTAATGCAATCTTGCCGCGGTTGAAGTATCCTTCTTCTAAAAATATAGTATCTATGTATTTTTTAACTTCGCGCTTATTTAGTATTGTAGTAACTAACTCGCGAGCTATACCCAGCTTATTAGCTGTACTCTGAATATCATTAGTCATTAGGTAACAATTAGCTATGGTTAACGCTTCAGGGGCCATCTTATAAGATTCTTCAGGGTTTAATAAATCCTTTGACATTATATAGTTCTCCTATTATTTTAATAAGTATATCAAAAAATAATGCACTTGTCTAGCCCCAACTTTAATTTTTTTGACAATCTAAATTTTTATTGTTACAAATTTTCAAATACCGATCAAGTAACTGAAAAATAGTACTTGACATTGAAGTTAAACTGGAGTATAATTACTTAAATAATTGGAGGAATACATGAAAAAACTATTAAGAGACGCAAACATTTGGTATGGCAAAAAGAAAGAATCAACTAGATTCTTCATAATGTTAGGGTTAGCATTACCTGGTATTATTGCAACGCAATTCACAATGCTGAGTATGATATATTTAATACTATTAATTATCGTTAGATGGGCATACCTATCAGGACACTTAGATGGATAATATAGTATCTACCGAAGAGTTCTGGGAGTTAATGCAAACTATGCACTTCAAACGCATTAGTGAGAAGAAAGGTGTAAGTAAGGGAGAAACATATTATTGTTCTAACCCACCGGATGTAGATGTTAAAGGGATTATAAAAGATATAGTAAAGGATTTGGAATGAAAACATACTTTGTACCTATGAAAGAAGATGTAGAAGGATATGGGGGACATATTATGTTCTTACCTAATATGTTAGGTGGTTATTTTATATTTAAATGCAATACTTATCCTAATACTAAACCTTCACAATCTGAAATAGGTTTTATAGACTTTGAGTTAAATGAAGACGTTATAACTCAATGGTGTAACAATTTCTTTAAAGAACCTAAGAAGCATCCAGCAATTTACGAGTTTGATACCAAAACTATGCAACAACGATTGCTAATGGATAATTACATTGAGGATTTCGTAAATGAAAACTATGATGAAATAATAAGGAAATTAAATGATAAAACTAGAAGTGGAGATGGGTGATACAGTAGTTGTAAACTTACCTGATGCGCTAATATCAGATGTATCTAGAAAAAGAGTAGAAGATCATATAATAATGGCAATCACTGAGAAGGTACCTGGTGTTAAAGTAATAGTACTACCATATGGTGTTAAAATACAAGGAACAATAATAAATGACAATTAATACAAAAGCTAATTTAATAGGTGTATTTTTTGGATTACTAGTTATAGGTAGTGTTTTGGGATATATTTATGCTGAGGAAATAAGTGAAACAAAATATAGAATAATAGAATTGAGTATAAGACTTGATTGTCCTAATGTTAGTGTTAAAGAATATCTGGAAGATGATAAAATAACATTAAGGGAATATGATTT